GAGGAGGTGGAGGTCTAAGATATATTAATGATTTTCCAGTAACTCCAGGACAAACTCTGACTATTATTGTTGGTGCTGGTGGAAATGGAGGAACTGGTGCTGGTGGAAATGGTGCTAATAGTGAAATAGTAGGAGTTGCTACCGCATTTGGAGGAACAGGTGGTGCTGCAGATTATACAGGAACAGTTGGTACTGGTGGCACTGGAAGTATTATTGCTGGAAATATTGGTGGATCATCTGGTGGTAATGGTGGTACTGCAACATTAACAACTGGTGCTGGAGGTGGAGGTTCTGCTGGATATAGTGGCAATGGGGGATCTGGCGGAAATGGTTCAATAACTAATGGTGGAGTTGCTGGATCTGGTGGTGGAGCAGGTGGTGGTGGTGCCCCCACTGCATCTGGATCTGGTGGTGGTGGAGTTGGAGTATTAGGTCTAGGATCTTCTGGTTCATTATCAAATGGTGCAGGAAATGCTGGTTCTGGTGGATCAAATGGATCAACTGGAAATACAAATAATGGTGCTGCTGGTGGATTGTATGGAGGCGGTGGTGGTGGTGCTGATGGTAATGCTGGTTCAGTCACTAGTGGCGGAAATGGGGCACAAGGAATTGTGAGAATTGTATGGTCTCCAAGTTCTAAGTTTTCTAGATTATTCCCAACAAATCAGGTTGGAAACAATATAAATCAATAAAGGTATTAAAGAAAAATGGCAAACAACACAGGAACATTTTTTAATATTAATGATAATGACGGAATACCTTTAGTTGGTGTTTCTACTGATGGTAAAGTGATGATTAATCACCTTTATGGAAACTGTTTAATTGGTTCTACATCAGTGACAGGAACCTCATCACAACCTCTTCAAGTTACTGGTGGTGCTTATGTTTCCGATAGTGTTGGAATAGGAACCACAAATCCATCATCAAAACTTCAAGTTGTTGGTGGAGATATAAGAGTTGGCATTAATACATCTCAAGGTATTATTTTGACTTCAGCAAATGGAACCAAATATAGATTGATAGTAAGTGATGCTGGCACTTTAAGTACAGTTTTAGTTCCATAATATTTTCTATTTTTTAATACCCAATAAATATAAAAAGAAAAGAGTAGTTTTTCGTAATAATGCGAACAGTTCCAGGGTCAGGTGCAATTCTTCAACCAGAATTTGAAACAGAGTTTTATTCTGTCTCAAATATTGTTGTGGTTAATGGTGGTTCTGGATATGCTTCAACTGACCCACCAAAAATCACCATACAAGATACACAAACACCAGTAGTAGAAGGAGTTTTTTATCCTGTAATATCTGGTGGTTCCATTCAAAGTGTAAAAATAATTAATGCTGGATCTGGTTATTATCCAATAACAACTGAATCGCAAACAAAAATTGGCATTGAAACATCATCTTTAGTTGAACCGCAATTTGTGACTAAGGAATATAATGGCGGAATTATAATGGATGTTAGTGGTGGTATTGGAAGTGCAATATTTGAAAATGGTTATAATGTAGCAATTAGCACAACAATCACTGGAATTTCAACTTTAATCCCATATGCATCAAGTCGCATTTATGGATTTGGAAATCCAATTCCTGCAGATACAGTTTCTGGCATTGGAACTGGTGCAAAATTTGAAGTTTGGATTACTTATGATGGTTCAGCAACTGGTAACCCAATTTCAACATCAATTATTTTAAAAGATGGTGGAAGAGGATATGGAATAGGAAATACAGTTTCAATTGCTGGAACTTATCTTGGTGGAACAAATCCAACCAATACGTTATCATTTAATGTATCTAAAGTTTCTAGTACAGCAATAGTATCAGCAGCAAATTCATCATATACTGGTATCGCTGGCACTACAATAGTTGGTGTTGGTTCTGGTGCAACATTTAATATATCAAGAGATTCCGCAGGAAAAATTAGTTCAGTTGAAGTTGCGAGTGGTGGAAGAAATTATTCAATAGGAGTTGTTGGTGTTGGTACATCATTCACGTCTTCAACTCCTACTGATATTATAAGTATTGCTGGAACATATATTGGTGGTTCTACTCCAGAAGACAATTTATTTGTTTCCCCAACAGTTCTTGGAACTGACATTCTTCCAAATATTTTGTATGTTGATAAAATAGATGATAATAATTTTAAAGTATCTGGACTATCAACTTCTTCTTATTTGAATTTTGTAAATTATGGTATTGGTTCTAATTCATTTACTTATCCTGAACCAAATTCGAGTGCTATAATTACAATTGATAATATTATTCAATCACCATTATATAGAAGAGGAATTACATTATATTTAAACGCTCCGATTGGGATTGGAAATACAATTTATTTAAACTCTGGAATTTCTTCATTGACATCTTTAGATGTTTTGATGGTTAATTCCGAATTAATGAAAATAAGATCTATTGGAATTGGTTCCACAAATAGTGTTATTGTAGATAGAGCATATTATGGAACAGTTTCTGCATCCCATACTGTTGGATCAGCAGTTACTGTAATGAGAGGTGATTTTAATATTGTTAAGGATACAATTTATTTTACCGATCCACCATACGGAAAAATAGGACCAGAAGGATTATCAACAAGTTCATATTTTCAAGGAAGAATTTTTTCAAGAAGATTTGATCCAGGAAATACATCAGATAAAAACTTAATTATTGATGACATTTCCAGAGATTTTACTGGAAAGGCAACAATAGTAGGAATTAAAACAGGAACTCTAAATTCTTCAAATAAAAATATAATTAGTGGAATCGATACATCATCTTTAAGTTTGGGAGATGTTTTAAATTTACAATATACCGAAAATCAATATATTATAAGAAATACAGTTATACAATCCATAGGTATTGAGTCAATTACAATTGCACCAAACCATAATGTAAATATTGGAATTGCTACAACAACATTCAATATTACAAGATTAAATTTTGTATTAAAATCAAATGGTGAAAATATATCTGGACTATATTCTGATACTAATAGCTCTTCAAGTATAAACAATAATCCATTCATTCTATTGAATAATATTTGTCAAGTATCGGATGGTGATTTCATTATTGATACTGAAGGAAATAATACTATTAAGTTTGTGAGTGGTGTTCCAAATGCTGGAAAAATTGTTAGAGTTGCAATTAGTACTGGATATGGTTATCAGCCACTCGTAGGTGCTTCTGCAACAGTTTCTGTGTCTGCTGCTGGTACAATATCAAATATTTACTTAACTGGTGCTGGAAGTGGGTATAGAACTGCTCCAATAATTAGTGTTGCTTCTACAATTGGTAGTGGTGCTACAATTACTGCTTCAATTGGATCTGGGGGAACAATAACTTCATTAAGCATTACGAATCCAGGTTCTGGATATACAACTGCAGCAAAACCAAGCATCGAAATACCAATTCCACCAAATTATAGCAATCTTGGTGTTGCTTATACTGGTGGTTCTAGTGGTGTTGGTGAAGGAGCAAAGGTTTCTGTCATTGTAAGTAATGGTTCTAGTATTACTGGATTTAATTTAGATGATCCTGGATATGGTTACAAAGTTGGGGAAATATTAACAGTTGTTGGTGTTACCACAAATCCATTGGTTGGAGTGGGATTTAGTGAATTTAGAATGACTATTTTAGAAACATTCACAGATAAATTTGGTGGATTTTATCCAGGTCAATTTGTTAGAATTAATAGTCTTACACCAAATTTTACTGGAAAAAAACGTAAATTTTTACTGACCGTTACAACTTTTGGTGTAACAGATACTTTTTCAGTAAGAGCAGATCCAAATTCGGATTTAAAAGTTACAAATAACTTTTTTGTTTTTATAAATGATATTTTACAAAAACCAGAGGAATCTTATAAAATAATTGGTTCACAAATAATTTTCAGTGAGGCACCAAAACCAAATTCAAAATGTTTAATTTTATATTATAGAGGATCTGATTTAGATGTAGATCAAGTTGATCCACCAAGAACAATTAAAGAGGGGGATTCAATTCAAATTGGAGAAAATATATTAGATTTATATGATAGAGAACAGTTTGAACGTGTTGTTAAAAAAATTGTTTCTGAAGATGCATTTGATACATTTCCTTACGATAGCATTGGTATCAATATCGATCCAAACAAAGCAAGACCTATTAGTTGGACTAAACAGACAAGAGACAAAATTATAAATGGGGTTTTATATACAAAAGGAAGACCAGATTTAAAATCAAGAAATGTACCGACAACAAGAATAATCAAATCAGTATCAAAAAACGATATAACGATATATGTAAATAATGCTTTTCCATTATTTGTGGAAGATATTGGAAGAGGACTGACAGAGGAATTGAGAGATATTATTGTTCTTGATAATAATATAATTGATTCTGCATCTGGAATTGCAAATGTTTCTGCTGCTTCAACTGTTTCAAGTATTACAATTGAAAATTCTGGTTCTGGATATAAGGTTACAAATCCAACAGTTGCAATTTCATCATCATTTGTAACAAAAAAAGATCCAATTTATAATTGGAAAGGAACTTCTGGCATAAGTACGAATTATGAAATAAAGTCAATAATTTATGGAAATATTTTTGTTGGTGTTGGTTCAAGTAGTCTTTTGATTAAAGGTGTGGATGGAATTTCTTGGTCGAATAGTAGTATTGGATATGGAAACACAATATCATTTAATTCTGTTGCATTTGCAGGAACAAATACTTATGTTGCTGTAGGACAAACTGGAAAAATTGTAACGGCAACTGGTATTGTAACAACATTGACATCTTCTTGGACGGAGTGCAAATTGACCAATCAAACTATTAACTTTGTAAGTAATGTTGCTACTAATATTCCTAGCACATATACAGGTGAGTTTAAAGATATTGCATATTCGTCATCCAAAAATACCTTTGTTGCTGTTGGTGCAGTTGGCACAGGAACATCTATTCCAATTTTTACAGCTGTTGGAATTGGAACCACAGAATTTTTTGAAAAAAATAAAACAAACACAACAAATCTAAATTCAATAACAAATAATGATAGCATTTTTGTTACAGTTGGTGATAGTGGAACAATTTATTATTCATTTGATACAGAAACTTGGTCTATTGTTGGTGATTCATTAAAACCAACTACGCAAAATTTGAATAAAGTTATATGGGATGGGACAAAATTTGTTGCAGTCGGAAATAATGCAACAATTATAACATCTCAAAATGGAATAACTTGGGGATTACAGAATACAAATATCACAAATAATTTTACAAATATAAACTATTATGATAGTGTTTATGCTGCATTAGATGATAATGGAGATTTATATTATTCATTAGATTTATCAAATTGGGAAAAAAGAACAACAAATCAATCAAATGCAATTAAAGATTTAATTTTTGTTCCATCATTAAGTTATGAAGGAAGATACGTTATAGTTGGTTCTGCTGCGACAATTATGTATTCAGAACCAGTTTACAATTGGGCAACAGCAACTTCTTCGACTACTAATGGTATTGTAACTTCAGTAACAATTACAAATGGTGGATTTGGTTATACGCAAACAAATATTCCTCCTGTTATTTTTGAAAGTGAAAAACCAAATAGAGAAAAGGTATATTCAATAAAAGCAAAAGGTGATTTTGGCACAATAATTGGTATTAACACTATAGGAATTGGATTGTCTTCTTTAGAATTTAAATTAAAGTCAGAAACTTATGATAATACTACTCTTGGTATTGGTTATTCCGCACTTAATACATTTGGTGTAACATATAGTCAGTTGGAACAAGGTGATTATTTTGTGATTTATGATAGCAACGTAACTTCTGGATATGCTTTAACAGGAATAACAACTACCACTGGAATTAAAGTTGGAACAGCAACTTCATTTATTGATGGTCTCTACAGAGTAGAAAATGTTACAACTCCATCATCTGGAATAGTAACTGTAAGATGTGATTTTGTTCCTGTTCCAAATGGTGTAGATAAAGCAATAAATCTTGGAATTAATACAACTGGATTCTATGGAAGATATACCTGGAGTAAAATATATGATTATCAAAATAGAGCAAGAGAAAATCCAAAAGATTTTATTGTAAATACTAACAATGGATTAACTGGATTGTCCACAGCAGCAGAAGTTTATAGAACTCGTGGTTTAATTTAGTAATAAATAGAAAAAAAAGTATACGATTAAAATGTCTGCAATTATATCAGATCAATTTAGGATAATTAATGCTGAGACTTTCATAAAAAGTCTTATTGGTGTTGGGGATACGGCAAACACTTATTATACTTTTATCGGGCAACCAAATGCGTTAAATTCTCAGGCAAATGGTTCGGCATCTTGGGGTGATGGGTTGCCTCCATTGGATGGTTTTAAAGAAGAAAATGAAATAAAAGAAACCATCATTTCTATGAAAAAAGTCACTCAAAGTGATGTGAGAAGAATGGTTAGAAAAAATACTTGGCAAAGTGGGTCTACTTATGAAATGTATAGACATGATTATACAATCTATAACTTATCATCAGTTACAAATTCCTCATCTTTGTATGATGCAAATTATTATGTAATTAATGATGATTTGAGAGTTTATATTTGCTTGCAAAATGGTGCAGACCCAGAAAATCCAAGGGGGAAACCATCTGTAGATAAACCAGAATTTGTAGATTTGGAACCAAGACCTGCTGGAACAAGTGGAGATGGTTATATTTGGAAATACCTTTATACTATCAAACCATCAGAAATTGTAAAATTTGATTCTATTGAATTCATTCCTGTTCCTGAAGATTGGGGAACAGTTGGTGAAAGTATTTCGACAAAAAATAATGCAATTGATGGGAAAATTCAAATCATAACTATAAAAAATAGAGGTTCTGGATATTCTCCGATTTCAAAAACATTTACAAATATTCCAATTCTTGGTGATGGGTCTGGGGGAAAAGCAACGATTATAATTGATTCTTTTGGAAAAGTTTCAGATGCTTATGTGTCTGATGGTGGAACTGGTTATACTAAAGGAATTATTCAATTTGAACCAGGAGCACCAGGAATCCCAGATGAATTAACAAATACTGGAACAATTGCTAGTTTTGATGTGATTATTCCTCCAAAGGGAGGTCATGGATATGACATTTATAGAGAACTTGGTGCTTATAGAGTTTTAGTTTATTCTCGTTATAATACTGATGAGACAAATCCTGATACTATTATTGGAAATGATTTTGCTAGAATTGGAATCATCAAAAATCCAACAAAAGTGACTAGCACCACCGAACCATTAGATATTGCAGAAGTAAGTGGTCTGAAGGCATTGAAATTGACTGGTGCTGCTACGACATTAACAACTTATGCTGTCGATTCAACCATCACTCAAACAATTAGCACTGGAACTGTTGCAATTGGATTTGTTGCTTCGTGGGACAATGTAACAGGGGTCTTAAAGTATTATCAACCAGTTGGATTGGCAACAGTTGGTGTTGGATATAAAATTAATGATTTTAGTTCTACTGGTTCATCTTTAGTTGTAAATGGTGCTGCTTCTGGAACACCATTGAGTATTGATACTTCTTTTACTGGTATTAGTACTGTAATAAATAATAGGACATATCAACTGGGAAGCAACTTTGTTGCTGGTATTGCATCTGCAGAATATAATAAAAAGTCTGGTGAAATCATTTATATTGATAACAGACCACCGATACCAAGATCAGCAAGTCAAAAAGAAGATATTAAAATCGTTTTGGAGTTCTAAAGAAAAATGCCACAGAATACTAACCTAAACGTATCTCCATACTTTGATGACTTTGATGCACAAAAAGGTTATCAAAGAGTTTTATTCAAACCAGGAACTCCAATTCAAGCAAGAGAGTTAACAACTCTTCAATCGATTTTACAAAATCAAGTTGAAAAGTTTGGAAACCACTTCTTTAAAGAAGGTTCCATGGTCATTCCAGGTCAAATTGGATATGACTCGGAATATAGTTATGTGCAAATTGACGACACACATTTGGGAATTCCAGTATCAGCATATATTGATAACTTTGTAGGCAAAAGCATAAAAGGGGAAACAAGCGGTGTTACTGCAGTAGTAGAAAATTATATTACAAATACAGAATCAGAAAAAAATAATTATACATTATATGTAAAATATAAGAGTTCTAGTGATACAAATTTTACAAATAAAACTTTTGTTGATGGTGAAAATCTAATCTCATTAGAAGATGTGGATTACACACTATCTTCAATTAGAGCAACTACATCCTTTGCAACTTCTATTATTTCTGGTTCTGTTGGAAAAGGATCTGCTGCAAAAATTGAAGCAGGTGTATATTTTATTCGTGGATTTTTTATTACTGTTCCAAAGCAAGTAGCAATTTTAGATCAATACACAAATACCCCAACATATCGTGTTGGTCTTTTAATTAATGAAGAAATTGCAGTAGCATCAAATAATTATAATGATTTGTTTGATAATGCTCAAGGATTTTCAAATTATGCTGCACCTGGTGCAGACAGATTTAAAATATCTACAACTTTAATTAAAAAGGAAATTGATGATTTTAACGATCAAGATTTTGTAGAATTGATGCGAATTGAGAATGGTGGATTAACTAAATTTGTAGATAAAACTGATTATAATTTAATTAGAGACGAATTAGCAAGAAGAACTTATGATGAATCTGGTGATTATTATGTAAAACCTTTTGATATTCAAATAAAAGAATCACTAAATGATAGAATTGGAAATAATGGAATTTATTATTCAAGTCAAAAAACTAAACAAGGAAATACTCCATCAAAAGATCTTTCGTGTATTTCAATAAGTCCAGGAAAAGCATATGTTCGTGGATATGAGATTGAAACAATCAGTAATACTATTGTAGATATAGAAAAACCAAGAACAACAGAAAGAGCAGAGAATGTATCAATCCCATTTAATGTTGGGAGACAAATATTATTAAATAATGTTTATGGTTCTATTAGTGTTGGTATAACAACACAAGTAAGTCTTTATGATACCAGAACAGCAACACCAGGTTCTTCATCTGGAACAAAAATTGGAGTTGCTAGATTATATGACTTAAAGTTAAAAAATACAGCATACTCAAATGCTTCAACTCAATTCGAGAGTTCCCTTTATGATATTCAAACTTATACAACACTAACAATCAATACTGCGTTAACGCAAACTGCTCCAGCATATATTCAAGGAAAAAATAGTGGAGCTAAAGGTTATTTAGTTAGTAATGTATCATCATCTACTTCGTTAACATTATACCAAGTTTCTGGTTCATTTATAGCAAATGAGCAGATTAAAATTAATGGTTTGGATGTTTCTCGAACAATCACATCAGTAAAAGATTATTCTTTATCTGATGTTCATCAGTTATATTCTCCTGGGTTTACTGCTGATCCAATTTTATCAAAAACATTGTCTGTTGCAGAACCAGGAACTCAATTTACTATTACATCTGGTGGAACAGTAACAACTTCAAATCAAAACTTTTATGTTGGAATCAATGTAGGTGATATTGTATCATACACAAAGCAAGGAGAAAGTATACCTACTTACAATAAAGTTTCTGTTGTTAGTGGATCTTCAAAATCTTTAACTGTTGTAGCAAGTACTTCTGTTTCTGGTGTTTGTTCTGGTTCTCTTCCAGGTTCAAATATTACTGTAAATGACTTCAAAATAGTATCTTTGGATGTTTTGAATACAAAAAATGCTTTTTTATATGCACGTTTAAATAACTCAAAAGTTTCAAATTTAGATTTAACTGGTTCTGATATTACATTCAAAAAATCTTATAGTATTACTGCTGGTGAATTTAGTGATGGTGCTTGGAGTGCGACATTAGAAACAGACACATCATTGACATTTGAACCATTTGATGAAGAAGATTATAATTTAACTTTTGCTGATGGAACCGTAGCAATACTAGACAATCAAAAACTAGTTCCGAGTGGAAGAACTATATCTGTTCAAAATATTACTGCGAATTCAGGTGCAGCTATATTAACTGCAACTCTTAAAAAAATAAATACAAAAACTCGTAAAAAGATATACAATAGATGTTCTAGTTTAACAATCAACAAAACTTCTTCTGGTATTTCCACATCTATAAGTGGTTTAACGACTAGTACTGTTTATGGTTTGAGAGTTGAAGATGAAGAGATTTCATTAAATGTTCCAGACGTAGAATCAGTTATTGGTATTTTTGAATCATCTTCTTCCTCGTCTCCAACATTACCATCAATCACAATAATTGGATTAAATTCAAATATTTTAAATTCAATCAAAGGGGAAAGAATAGTTGGTAAAGATACTGGAGCAGTTGCAAGTTTAGTATCAAATGATGGAACAAATGAAGTAAAATTTGTTTATCTAAATGAAAATATTTTTTCTGTTGGAGAAACTATTACTTTTGAAGAATCTCAAATTTCTGGAACTGTTGACTCAATTCAAGTTGGTGATAAAAATATTAGAACTAACTTTATTTTAGATGAAGGTCAAAGATCGGAATATCTTGATTTCTCAAGACTTATTAGAAAACCACAAGTTTCTGCTCCAACAAAACAAATTACAATTATCTATAATAATTACACAATAGATTCATCAGATAGTGGTGATTTTGTTGGAGTAAATTCTTATGATAAAGATAGATATGGAGATGATATATCATCAGTTGACGGAATATCTTTAAGTGATGTTATTGATTTAAGACCAAGAGTTGCTTCATATTCTGGTACAAAATCACCATTTGAGTATGAATCAAGATTATTTACTGGAGAAAATTCATCTAGAAATATTTTTGCACAAAATAAAGCAATAAATTTATCTTATGACTATTACTTACCAAGAATTGATAGGTTATTTTTAACAAAAGAAGGATCATTTATCGTAAATAAAGGTGTTCCATCACTTCAACCAAAACTTCCAAATAATTTAGATTCTTGTTTGGAGATTGCATCAATTCGTTTGCCTGCTTATTTGAATAATTCAGAAGATGCATCAACAACTTTAGTACAACACAAACGATATACAATGAAAGATATCTCCAGATTGGAAGATAGACTTTCGAATGTTGAATATTATACATCACTATCTTTACTAGAAACAGATACTCAAAATTTAACTATAAGAGATTCTACAACGAGATTGGATAGATTTAAATGTGGATTCTTTGTTGATAATTTTAAATCTTATAATGGTGGAGAAATAACAAATCTAGATTATAAAGCAAGTATTGATACTGCTAATGGATTATTGAGACCAACCCATTATACAACTTCTATAGATTTACTTTTGGGTTCTGAGGCAGTTATTGGGATTGGGCAGACATCAAATCCAAATGCAGATTTACGTTTTGTTAGTGATTTAGGTTCTCCAAACATAAAAAGAGTTGGAGACGTTGTTTGTTTAAATTATTCAGAAGTCGAATATGTAAAAAATGAATTTGCTACAGGTACTGAAAATGTAAATCCTTTTAATGTGATCAACTGGATTGGATCAATTCAATTAAATCCATCAAGTGATACTTGGGTTGAGACAAGAAAAACAGAAAGAACTTATGATATTGAAGGTGATTATAGTACAACAGTACAACAGCTTGGTGTAGATAGTAATACTGGTCTTTCTCCTATAGATTGGGGTGCATGGGAAACTACTTGGACTGGAACTAGTAGTTCTGATGGTCCAACTTTAGCTAGACTTCAAACAGGAAGTACATCTTCCACAACAACAATCGATCCACGAGGAAGAGGTCGCAGAAGAGTAACCGACACAACCACAACTGTAAATGATTTTATAGAATTTAACAATCAAACAGTAACTACAACAACAAATCAATCCAGACAAGGAATTCAATTTGGTGTTACTGAAAGATTTGATTCTACAAATCTTGGAGATAGAGTGATTTCTAGAGAAATCATAACAACAATGAGATCTAGAAATATTGAAATTATTGCTAAAAGATTAAAACCATCATCAAGAGTTTATGCATTTTTTGATAATGTTGATATGACATCATATGTCGTACCAAAATTAATTGAAGTTTCAATGTCTAGTGGAACTTTTACTGCTGGTGAAACAGTAGTTGGATCTTTAGGTTCAAAATCTATTAGATTTAGACTTTCAACACAAAATCACAAATATGGTCCATATAATTCACCAACAGAAATATTTTCAACAAATCCATATTTACTAGAAAATTCTTTATCTAGTTCATACTCATCTACAACTACATTATTAAATGTTGACACTGCAAGTTTAGAAATGCAGGCATCATCTGGTTTTTATGGAAGTATTGCAAAAAGTATGCAATTGGTGGGTCAAACCAGTGGAGCAATTGCAATTATTTCTAATGTAAGATTGATCGCAGATGAAACTGGAGTTTTTATTGGTTCATTATTTGTTCCCGATCCAACAGTTCCATCAACTCCATCTTTTAGAACTGGAACAAAAACTTTTGTATTAACATCAAGTTCAACAAATTCTTTAGTAGTTACTTCAGATGAAACTACAGCAGAAACCAATTTTACTTCTGCTGGAACTTTGGATAATGTTGAAAATTCTACACTTAGAATTAGAAATGCAAATGTTGAAAGAATTCCACAAACAGATGCACGAACACTTACCGATATTGATACTAGGTTAGTTGCATCAAATACTTCTACAACATCAACATCAACATCCAGCAGATGGGTAGATCCACTAGCACAATCATTTGAAGTTGCAGATAGTAATGGGGTTTATATTACAAAATGTGATATTTTCTTTGCAACAAAAGACACAAAAGGAGTTCCAGTAACACTTCAAATTAGAACGATGCAAACTGGTTTCCCAACTCAAACAGTTTTACCATTTGCGGAAGTTACATTAGATGCAAAAGATGTTAAAACTTCTGAGGATGGTACTATCGCAACTACATTTACTTTCCCATCTCCAGTTTATTTGGAGAAAACTGGTTCTGGATATTCAATCGTATTGGTTTCTTCTTCCAATGAATATAATGTATGGATTTCAAGAATGGGAGAAGCAGATAAAGCAAATCCAAAAAAAGTTGTTTCCCAACAACCAACTCTTGGAGCATTATTCAAATCACAAAATGGAGCAACTTGGACTCCATCAGATTTAGAAGATTTGAAGTTTACCTTATATAGAGCAGATTTTGTAACTTCTCCAGCATCATTTAGATTTTATAATCCAGATTTATCTATTGGTAATGATCAAATTGTAGCATTGAGACAAAATCCTTTAAATTCCTATTCAAATTCAGCATTAATTGGTTTAGGAAAGAGTTTATCTACATCAGAACAAAACTCATTGGTTATTGGAAATACAATTAGTCAATCAACTAATACTAATTTCACTTCAAATCTTAGATCTCTTGTTGGTGCAGTTGGAATTGGATCAACATTAACCTTGACAAATGTTGGTTCTGGATTTACAAGTGGAGCAACAGTATATTCAAATATAAGTTTAGTATCATTAACAGGATTTGGAAGAAACGCAAAGGTAAATCTTTCAGTTTCTTCTGGTGTAGCAGTTGCTGCAACTATTACTGATGGTGGTTCTGGATATGCTGCTGGTGATACATTGACTGTAAGTTCTACAGATACGAATAATCTTGGAAAAAATCTCATTTTAACTATTCCAAATAATGTTGGAATTATTTCAGCAGTTAACTCTATTGTTGTTGAAAATATACAAGGAAAAGTAGATGCATCGGGAACAAAAACAATTACAAATAATGGAACCGAAATAACAGGAGCAACAGTAACCAGTACTAATAGTATTACTGATGGATTGCACTTTAAAGTTAATCATCAAAATCATGGAATGTATTCACCAGTGAATCAAGTCATTTTAAGTGGAATTGAATCTGATATTGCCCCAGTTAAATTGTCTGCTGATTATTCTTCTACTTCTACTAGTGATATTACACTAAATTCAATTGGTACTTTAGCAACATTTGAAAATATAAGTGTTGATGCAAATAATCCAGGATATATTATTATTGATAATGAAATTATCAAATATACAGGAACTAATGGAAATACTTTAACTGGTATTAGTGGTGGAAGAGGAATTGATAATACAGTTGCAACATTACATTTAACAAATGCATCTGTATTTAAATATGAATTTAATGGAGTTTCACTTAGAAGAATTAATAAAACTCATAAATTCACAGATGTTGATTTGGTAACATATCCAATTGAACTTGATTCTTATCATATAAAAATAGATCAAACAAAATCAGGAACTGATAGAAGTACTGGAAATACTAATGGTTATCCAGAACTATTCTTTAATCAATCAAAATCTGGTGGAACATATTTGTCAATACCAACTGTTGGTTCGTTTAATGGACCAAAGGCAACACAAAATATTACATTTAACAGCATTAGACCAAATATACAAACATTATTACCAGAATCAACATCAGTTGGAGCAAAAATTAGAACAATAACTGGAACAAGTGTAAGTGGAACTGAAATTTCATTTGTAGATAGAGGATTTGAAGATATATCTTTAACTTCTACCAATCAATTAAGTGAAACTTCTACGATTTATTCCAAAGTAAATGAACTTTCAAATTTAACTGCATTACCAGGAAATAGATCATTTACTATGGAACTTTTATTATCAACAGGTGACAGAAAGGTATCTCCAATGATTGATTTGCATAGAGTAAGTTTAATCACAACAATGAACAGAATCAACAATCCTGTTTCTGATTTTACTTTAGAACCAAGAGTCAATCAATTGAGTGGTGATCCAAATTCCGCAATTTATGTTTCAAAACTTGTAAAATTACAAAAATCCGCAGATAGTTTAAAAGTTCTCTTTGATGCTTATAGACATTCAACAAATGATATTAGAGTTATGTATAGATTGCTTAGAAATGATACTCCAGATTCACAGCAATTATATGAGTTTTTCCCAGGATATGATAATCTTGACGAAAATGGAAATGTAATCAATTCTTCAAAAAATAATGGAAGGTCTGATAGATTCGTTCAAGCATCAAACACATTAAATGATTTTGGTAATTATGAATTTACTGGAAAAAATCTTTCTCCGTTTAATGGATTCCAAATCAAAATTATTATGACAGGAACAAATCAATCATATGTTCCTTTAATTAGAGATTTGAGAGCAATTGCAACAGTATGATACCAGTAGAAGGGCATAAAGGATTATATCGTGATGAAAAATCAAACGCAATTGTAAATTGCAATGATTATGAATATCAAGAATATTTGAAAGTTAAAAATTCATCATTGGATGAAAAAACTGAAATTGAAAATTTAAAGACTGAATTGACGGAGATAAAATTATTGCTAACAAAACTATTAGAAAACAAATCCTAAATATATTAGGAAAGATTTTATCTAGTTCTCATAATGGCAATATATGTAGTTAATATAACAATTCCAGGAGGTGCTGATTTTCAGCAAACATTTTTTCTTGAATCGACAGCAAATACTCCACTGAATTTAACTGGATATACTGGATATGCAAAATTGAAGAAATCACCAGCATCATTAAATACTTCTGCTACTTTTATAGTTTCTTTTCCCAATAGAACTGATGGGAGAGTTAAAATTTCTTTAGGTTCAACTACTACATCATCTTTAAAACCAGGAAGATATTGTTATGATGTATTATTAGATAGTGGAACATCGAAAACAAGAGTTGTTGAAGGAAGTGCATTAGTTACTGCTGGAATTACCACTGCATAAAAACTATGTCAGACATTAGAGTAAGGACTAATTCGGACAATTTAATAAAAGTAAGACTTGGTGCGGATAACGCAAACAGAGTAGTTTCTGCTGTTGCAAATTTAAAAATGAAACTTTCCGATTTGGATGATATTAACGATTCTTCGGGAATACCAAATAACTCTGTACTTGTCTATAATTCATCAACAGAACAATGGAATCCATATCCATTTATTGATGGCGGTACATACTGATAAATAATTAGAGTTTTCAATTAAATAATGGCTCAACCATCAACTCGTCAGGGATTAATTGATTACTGTTTAAGAAAACTTGGATATCCTGTTTTAGAAGTAAATGTCGATGACGACCAAATTGACGATTTGGTGGATGATGCTATTCAATATTTTAATGAAAGGCATTATGATGGTGCAGCAAGAGTATATTTAAAACATAAACTTCTTTCAGGAGAAAGAGAAACAATAAGAACAGATAAAACAACATCTACAGCAAATTCTCAAGTTGGAATTACAACAGTTGTATATGAAGAAACAAATAATTTTATTCAACTTCCAGATACAATTATTGGAGTAAATAACGTATTCAAATCAGATGCAAATACTATATCATCTGGTTTGTTTAATATTAAATATCAAATATTTTTAAATGACTTATATTATTATGGTGCTCTTGATTTATTAAATTATGCAATGGTAAAGACACATTTGGAAGATATTAGTAGAATTATAACTCCAGATGTTCAATTGAGATTTAATAAAAAACAACATAGATTATATCTGGATATTGATTGGGCAATGGTAAATGAAAATAGTTACATTATTGTTGATTGTATTCGAATTGTAGACCCATCAGACTTTTCAGCAATATATAACGACTGGTGGTTGAAAAGATATTTAACAGCAATCATTAAAAGGCAGTGGGGACAAAATTTAATCAAATTTAATGGTGTTCAACTTCCTGGTGGAATTACGATGAATGGTGAAAGAATATTAAATGATGCGATTAGAGAAATTGAAGAACTTGAAAGAGAACTCAAGACAGATTACGAATTACCTCCAATGGATATGATAGGATAATGTCTCCACTAAATCCCTATTTTTTACAAGGTTCTTCAAGTGAACAAAGACTTGTTCAAGATTTAATCAATGAACAATTGAAAATGTATGGGCAAGATGTTGTATATATGCCCAGACAGTTGATTAATGAAAAAACGATTATCAAAGAAGTTTTAGTATCAAAATTTGATGATAGTTTTAGAATTGAAGCATATATTTCAAATTTTAATGGATTTGGAGGACAAGGAGATATTTTATCAAAATTTGGTGTAAAAACGAGTGATGAACTAACTCTTATTATTTCAAAAGAAAGATATGAAGATTTTATATCTCCATTTTTATTAGATGACCAAGACATTAAAGTTGCAACAAGACCACAAGAAGGAGATTTAATTTATCTTCCAATTGATAATGGTCTTTTTGAAATCAAGTATGTTGAAGGAAAAGTTCCATTTTATCAGTTAAACAATCTTTATGTTTATGAATTAAGATGCGAAATCTTTAGATATGAAGATGAACTTATCGATACTAGTATCGACGAAGTTGATAGGTCTGTTCAGGATTTTGGTTATATTCAAACCATTACTATGGTTGGAGATACTGCAACTAGAGCAACTGCAACTATTTCGATTGCTTCTACACTAAACAGGTCAGTTCAATATATTGATTTAATTAATGATGGAACTGGTTATCTATCTACTCCAATAATTCAAATCTCGAAAGCACCAGTAGGTGGAATTGATGCAACCGCTGTTGCCATTATGACTAGTAAAACAGGAAGAACAGGAGATTCGATTGATAAAATTCTCATAGTTAACCCTGGTGTTGGTTATACACAAGTGCCATCAGTTACAATTGTGGGACAATCTGGTTCTGGTGCAATTGCAACTGCTGTGCTTGCTTCTGGAACTTTGGGAATTGTAACTATTACTTCTGGTGGTAGTCAGTATTCATCTCCTCCTGTTGTTTCTATATCCACTGCTCCTTCTGGTGGAGTAAATGCAACAGCAGAAGCAGTCTTAACAGTCACTGGAATCGTAACAGCAATTCGATATACGAATGCTGGTGCTGGTTATACTGTTACTCCAACAATTACACTTACAAGTCCAATTGGAATTTCTACTGGTAATTTTGAGTTCAATGAAATAATCAGAGGTGTTTCTACTGGAACTACTGGATATGTGAAAGATTGGGATGCGGATACAAGAATTCTTAAAGTTTCTATAGTTGGTGGGAACTTTGCTAATGGTGAATTGATAGTTGGTGCAGCAGCAACACATAAAGTATATTCAATTAATACATTTGATGAATATGACCCTTATGCAGAAAATATCGAAATTGAAGATGAAGCAGATGGTATTCTTGACTTTTCGCAAAAGAATCCTTTTGGTGGTTACTAAATAATTAATAAATTATATTGTTATGCTAGGAACTTATAGTTACAATGAAATAATCAGAAAAACCATTATTGCTTTTGGTACACTTTTTAATGAAGTGTATATTAAGCATGAAGAGAAGGATGGTACTGATTATAGTTTTATGAAAGTTCCTATTGCTTATGGTCCAACTCAAAAGTTTTTAGCAAGAGTAGAACAAAAACCAGATTTGAGAAAAAGAGTTGCGATGACTCTTCCTCGAATGTCTTTTGAGATGACGAGTTTAAAATATGATAGTAGCAGAAAAGTTTCTGCTATGCAAACATTTAAGGCAATAAAAACTACTGACAGAACAGAACAAATTAAAGTTTTTATGCCAGTTCCCTATAACATTGGATTTCAACTTAGCATTATGACTAAGTTGAATGATGATATGTTGCAAATTGTAGAACAAATTCTTCCAGCATTTCAACCAAATTTCACATTAACAATTAATTTGATTTCATCAATAGGTGAGAAGAAAGATATTCCAATAACTCTTGAGGGAATTAATATGGAAGATAATTATGAAGGAAATTATACAGAAAGGAGAGCTTTAGTATACACATTAAACTTTACGGCAAAAACATATCTATTTGGTCCAATTGCTGATAGTACAGATGGATTAATCAAAAAAGTTCAAGTTGATTATTATACAAATACAGATACTAAGAATGCGTCAAGACAATTAAGATATACTGCTACTCCAAGAGCAATTAAAGATTATAATAACGACAACACAACAACACTTTCTCAAAACATTGATGATAAAGTAACTGTATTTAATGTTTCCAGTGCTGTCTCATTAGTTGAGGGTTCCTATATTATGATTGGTAATGAAGAAATGTATATTAAAAATATTTCTGATAATATTCTTACTGTATTAAGAGGGCAAGATGGTACATCAATTGAATCTCACAATGAAGGGGATTCAATTGATGCGATTACAGTTGAAGATAATGAATTAGTTGAAATGGATGATGATTTTGGATTTAGTGAATCTCGTTTTGATTTTGGTGATGGTAAGATTTATAGTACAACAAAGGGGATTGATGTATCATTATGAAAAGCAAATTCGAAAATATAGACGAAGCATTAGAAATAGAAGCATCTTCTATATCAAAAGAGATTGTAAAAAAATCAAAGGAAGCAGTAGCAAGACCAACTTTTGGTGAAGAGAGTGATAAGGATTACGAATATACAAGAGGAAATCTATACTCATTAATTGAAAAAGGACAAGAAGCAATTGATAATATTATGGATTTAGCACAACAAAGTGATAGTCCAAGAGCATATGAAGTTGCAGGACAATTAATTAAAAGTGTTGGTGATGTGACAGATAAATTGATTGATTTGCAACACAAAATGAAGAAACTTAAGGAAGAAGATATAAAAGGTCCTTCTACTGTTAATAACTCTGTCTTTATTGGTTCAACAGCAGATCTTCAAAAATTATTGAAGCAAGGTCTAATGGATTCTAAATAGTTAAAAAATTTCTAATGAAAACTTTTCAGGAATTTATTTTAGAATCACATTGCAATGGAACTCCAAAGGGAATGGATTGTCCCTCTCACGGAAGTTCAAAGTGTCCTAAAGTAAAATCACACAAAACAGTCGAAGCAATTGCGACAAAGCATCGTTTGGATGTGTCTTTCATTGAAAATCAACTTAAAATGGGTGTTCCAATCGAACATGAACATACAAAAAATAAAACACTAGCAACTGACATTGCTCTTCAACATCTCGACGAAATTCCAGATTATTATACTCGTCTCAAGAAAATGGAAGCAAGTGCAAAAAAAGAACATAAGAAGTTTAAAGACGTAAAAGAAACAGTTACGATTGAAGACGCAAACGGAAATACATTTTTGGAAATTATTGATTTAATTAAACCAGAAAAAATGAAAGGTGTTAGTGAAGAAACAAAATCTGGTGATTCGTCTCTT